GTCGTTACGTGTAAGGTTGATGGAAACCGAAGCATTGGCAACAGAACCGCCAAAGTCGTCAACCACCACTATATGGATATTCAGATGCTTGTCGCTATTTTTACCACCCTCGGTTGTATAGGTGATTGAATTTACTATTGCAGTAGTGGGTTCGGACGGGGCAGGGCCGATTGAGAAATTTGCCGTGCCGTTGCCGGAAATGCTTCTTGTATCTGTAGCCGTTACCTCAACTGTATAACTGTCATCTGGCAAGCTGGAAATACCCAGATCGCCGGTATACGTTCCCGGAGTGGCTGTTCCAGCAAAGCTGACAACCGTTGCTACGCCATTTACCATTGTAGCGAAGTCAGACGAGCCCAAACCGCTTATCGCGCCTCCGCTTTCATCAGTTACTACGACCGTAAGCACAGCAGTAGTATCAACTCCACTCTCATAGCTCGTTTTGTCTGTGTTGACATTGACGTTTACCGCAGGAGAAGGCGGTACAAGAGAAGCAATTGCGGCTGCGACATTCACCAAGCCGTAGCCGTAATGCGTGTCCTTTCCCGTTGCTCCAATATCATCTGCGGTTGAGTTCAATATTAATCTCACCTCGTCGTTATTGGTCACTCCAGCTGCGATGATAAGCGCGGCGGCGCCGGCGACAGGCCCGCTCACCGGCAACGTGAAGCCCTGCACGAGCGCCCGAACCGCCGTGGGGCTGTAGATGCCGACGTTCGCTCCTGTGAGCAACGCCTGTTCTGCGATGAGCCCCTTCAGCCCTCCGCCATAGTTGGCGCCGGCCGCGCCACCCACCACGCCGCCCGTCTTGACGAGCATCTGCATGAGCGCGTTCATCCCGCCCGTGCCGCTCGGGTTGGGCGACTTGCCCCATCGCTCCATCGCCGCGAAGAAATCACCAACGCGCTGGCGCACCGCAGCGTCGGGAAACAGGATCTCCCGCGTCTTCGGCCCCATCTTGTCCCACTCGGCCAGCATTTTCGCGGTGTGTTCCATGCCCTCGCGCGTGGTGGCCGCCATCATGCGGTCCTCGAACCATGCGCGCCCAAGCGTCTGCATCTCGCCCGGCGCCACCGCTTGGACCTTCCGCAATGTGGCGACGTTCGCATCGCCCGGCTGCACGAGGCGGTTGAACAACTGCACCGGCTCCTGCGCGCCCTTCGAGGATTGCACCTGCTCGAACATGCGGGTCGTATTCTTCATGTGGCGATAGTTGAAGTCCCCCTCGGCGAGCGCCTTCTCCGCGTCCTTCCCGAGCGTGCGAATGGCTTTCGCCACCGTGTTTCGCACGATGCCGCCGGCATGGGCCGCAAGCCCCTGTCCAGACGTGCGCTGGCCCATCGCCTCGGTCCCGACCTGTTCTTTGCCGAGGACCGCGCGCATCCCGCGCAGGTCCGATAGCGCCACGGTGTCTGGCCCATTCACGATGGTCTGGAGCGCCTTGAAGCCAGGGTCGCTCATCTTCTTCGTGGTCGTGTAATAAGCGTCCGACTTGATCTTGTCGAAGACGGGCCGGAGCGCATCCTTCAGCGCCGTCACGTCTACGGGCGCTTCGATGGTCTTAACCACCTGTTCCATGACCGGCTTGCCACCGCTCTCACCCACCTGCCGCATGATCGGCTTGCCGTCCTTGAACATTGGCACGTCCTGAGCGTTCTTCGCCTCGATCGCTCGGAGCGTGTCGTAGGACGTATCCGACGCGGCCTTGTACTTGGCGACGACCCTCTCCACCGCACCACGCACGGCGCTACCGGCGGACTCGGCGGTGCGCGTCAGACCCGACTTGATCTCAGTCGCGAGCTTCGCGCCCGTCTTCGTAAAGCCCTTGGCGACTGGCGTTACTCTGTCCGCAAACGCCGCGAGCGAGGCGGCATCGCTGGCCGTTTTGACATACGAGATCATCTTGTTGCCAGTCGCGGCGTCCAGCGGCAGGGGGATGCCCTCGTTCAGCGCGAAGTCCGTAGACCGCGCGACCGAGGCGTTATTCGAGCGCATCGCTCCAGTCGAGGCCAGCGACTTTGGCAGCACAGCGCCAGCCACCTTCGGCGCAGCCAAGCCGGCGACGAGTCCAGCGAGCCTGTCCCACTGTTTCGTCTCAACCAGTTCCCATGCGCGGTCAGCCACTCCGCCCAAGAGCGGGATGACCTTCGTGAATTGCCGCGTAGCCGTCTTGGTGTCTCCAGCCTTGTAGGCGTCGATGCCCTTGAACAACTCCGGCATGGCGTACTCAGCCATCTTCGCGCCCATGCCAACAGGATTGCCTCCACCCTCCCACGCCAACTTCACGAGAGGCGCAGGATTCACCGTGGACAACGCTTCCGCGCCGAAGTTCCACAGATGGTCGAAACTGCGGCCCGCCAACGATTTCAGAGTCGTGGGCGGATCGGGAGTGAACCCATCCGGGACGAACCCCTGCGGTTGCTGCGGGCTTGCCATCACTTCTTCTCCCAAGACCACCCGGGCGGCAGCGTCGTGGTGGAGGTTGGCACCGAACCAGTCTGTCCGTTCGGGCCGACGACGCGCCGCGTGCCGTTGACGGCCGGCGGCAACGACGACTGTCCGATCTTCGCGGTCATGCTCTGGTATGCCTTGTCCACCTCGCGCTTCACCTGGTCGTCGGTCATCCCGCCGGCCTTCGCAAGGTTCGAGAACAGCGCCCTGAACTTTCCGAGCTTGTATTCGAGGACACGCTGCGTCTCAGCCTGGTTGTCGAGGATGACATCCTTGGCGTTCGGCATGAACTCGCCCATGTAGAGCGCCATTTCCTGCTCATTGATCTGAGCACCCGTGCGGAGGCGGGCTAGCAAATCGCCCAACTCCTGCCGGAGCGTCTGGTACATCCTGGCGCCTGGCGACCCGGGAATGCCAGCCTTGAGAATCGTGGTGATGCCCTCTGGCGAGGCCAGTATCGACTCTGCGATTCTGAGCGTGGCGAGCCCAGAGACGGAATTGTTCTGCTTGATGATGCCGCCCTCGGTCGGCTTCGGGCGCGTCCCAGCAGAAAACGGGATTTCCTTGACGGTTGACGTTTTACGATCTATCGCCGGCAGATACCATGTCCCGTCTTCTCCAAGGCGAGGTGGTCCAGCCGGGAACCATGCACCATCGCTCCCACCAAGCCCAGCCGCCTTGATCTGGTCGTTCAGTTTCTCCCATTCGGTTCTGGCCGTGGCTTGCTGTTCAGGCGAGGCCGATGCCCCAAACTTGTCGATGGTGTAACGCTCAAGCGTGCCGAGCTTGGGGGGTTCATTCGGCTTCGTCGGCGTCGTGTGCAGCACCTTCGACGGGTCGTTTGCGTCGAGCACATCAGTCCCGGGCCCAGCGAGGATCGGCTTCGGTTTCTCGACGCCCGCAAAGATGGACGCGGCGAGGCTTTCGAGCCCCACGAGTCCTTCGGGCGTCATCTTGTCTGGCGGGACGAGCTTCTGACGAATCTGCTGTTTGCCAAACGTCGCCTGATCGTACAGGTCAGCCAGCCCTACGATCGCGTCATACCGCAGCGCGTAGTCGTTCGTCCCCTTCGCCGCCGCCCTGAGCGTATCCGCGATCGACAACTTGTTCTTCTCCAAGAAGTCGGCTGCGATTTTCGCCTGTTCGGCGTTCGCCTTGTCCTTCTCGGTCTGTACGGCTGTGGCCTCACGAGCCGCGGTTGCCCGTGCCGCTTCGGCAGCGTTGCGCTCCGCAAGATCGAGCCGACCTTCAGCTACCGCTGCCGTTCGCGCCTTGATCTCGTTCTCGCGCTTCTGCGTGGAGTAGTTCATCGCATCGCCGGCAAACTTCGCCCCGATCTGCGCCAGCGTCCCCGGCACCCGGCCCCAGGCTTCCGCTGACGTCATCTGCGCCTGCGCGCCGATGTTCGCCACGTCCCGCAGGTGCTGCGCCCGTCGTGCCGCCTGCTGCGACAGGAGATTCAGGTACGCTTCGTTGTAGCCCATCGGTCTACCTCTGCTGGCTCACCGCCGCCAGAATCGCTTGCTTCACCGCGGCCAGACCCGCCGCGCCACCGCCCGCCTCATCGAAGATGCCCTTGAGCGCCTTCAGGTCCTCCGGGGTCGCTGGACGGCCCATGTAGCCCTGCACCCACGCCTGCACCTGGGCCTGCGGTTCGCCGTTCGGGATGTCGAACTGCGTGTCCCCGCCACCGGACGGCGCCTGCATCGTCGGGGTCGGCGGCGGCGCCAGTTCTCCCCCGCTGCTCGGGCCACCGACAATGGAGGGCGCTTCGCCGGGACCGCCCATCGTGACCTGCGCGTTGTCGCCCGCTTGTTTCATCAACTGCTGCGGGGGAGGCGCCTGCCCGCCCTGCTGGTAGGCGTCCATCGCGGTCATCGGTCGATTCTGCTGCATCATCGTCGTCACCAGGATCCTTGTCCGAGTGCGGACAGTTTGTAGAGGCGATCAAACTGATTGTTGTTCTGGCTGTTCCAGATGTCGTACTTCATCTTGTACGCATCCAGCGACTTGTTGTAGTTCGTCTGCCAGTCGTCTTTCTTGTTGGCGTTCTGGGCATTCCAGAGGCTGTAGGCGTTCTGGTACTTGTTCGCCCGATTCGCGGCGTTGACGCCGTAGGTGCCGATCTGCTGGTTGTACGCGGTGTCCGACAGGTTCTTGTTGGCGTTCCACGCGGTATAGTACTGCCCCGCGTTGACGTTGTAGATGCCGAGCTTCTGGTTGTACAGCGTCTGCTGCGCGTCCACCGCCGCGCCATACTGATCCTTCGCCTTGCCGTAGTTCGCGCCCCAGGCCGTGTCGTAGGCGCCACGGTTCTTGCCCCAGGTGTCCGACGCCTGCCCGTACGCCGTGTCGCGCGCCTGCACCGCCGCGTCGTACTCGGTCTTCTTCTTGGCGACGTTCGCCGCGTACTGCTGCATGTACTGGTCGGCGTTGATGCCGTAGGTCTGCTTCGCCTGTTCGTACGCCTTGTCGTACGCCTCTCGCGCCGACTGGTATTCGCTCTGCGCCTTGCTGAGATTCGTCTTGTAGGCGTCCTGCCCGAGCGCGGCGTTCGCGCCCCAGGTGTTGAAGTTGCGCCCGTAGATCGCCGCGTACTCCTTCGACGCTTGGTCCTGCCCGTACTGGGTCAGTTCCTTCAGCGTGCCACCCGTCATCAGTGTGCCCCGGGCCGCCGCTGACTTCTGCGCGGCGTCCAGCCCTTCCTTCAGCCGGATCTGGTAGGACGGATCCTGCGTCATGTCCTCAGCGGTCGGCGCGGCAAAGTCCTTCGGGGCTTGATAGTCGGCGTACTTGAATGCCCCCGGTTCGGCGCGCGTGAATCCGAACGCGCCCTGCGGGTTCTTGTACTCGTCGATCGTGAGCGGGGCCACTTCGGGGCGCGTGAACGAGAAGTTGCCAGCGGGGTTGTTGTAGTCCCCGTAGGTGAACGGCGACGGGGCAATCTCGCGGGGGTCAACACTGCCGGGTTGATTGGGAGGGATCGCCTGCGTCGGCGTCGGTGCGCCACGCACTTCACCGGGAGGCCGTGGGTCAACCCCGCCCATCTCGGGGCCCGTGTACCCAGGATCCCCCGGCTGCGTGCCGATGCGCCCGGTCGAGGGGCCGCCGCTAGCGTACCCCGCGCCTGGTCCAGCGATCGGTTTCCCGTTCGCGTCCACCGCGGTCATCCCGCCGCTCTGGTAGCCTGGCCCAGCCACGCCCTTCCCGCCCATCTGCGCGAGCGACATGCCCTGTCCCGCCGGTGCCCCGTAGCCCCCGAAAGAAAAGGCCCCCGCAGGGTTCTGGTACGGCGCCACCGTGGGCACGTTCGGATTGAAATCCGGCATCTCGCTGCCTGCCGGCGCGGTGAACGGCGTGGTCCCGCCCCAGTCGCCGTACTTGAACGTCTCCCCGAACGGCTTGTTCAGCGCGCCAAACGTGGCCGGGTCATACGACGAGGCGTTGGGGTTGACGGTCGCGCCAGCAGCGCCGCCAGGCGATCCGCCTCCGCTTTTCCAGCGCGGCACGTCGCGCATGATGCCCGCATCGCCCGCGAGGCTCGGATCGGAATCGCCACCACGTTTCAGGATGCGGTCCTCCCAGTACGGGTTCCAGCCCTGGCGCGTGTAGCCGTCCGAGTACTCGTCGGGCGTCAACGCCTTGTCCACCCAGTAGTCCACTTCGGACTGATTGGGTGCGCGGCCGTAGCCTTTCTGGAAGGCGGCCTTGACCTGTTCGCCCACCCATGCCTTGTCCATCGGGTTGCCTGAACCGCCGGACTTTGGCGCGTTCGGCTCGGCAGGCGTGCCAGCCGCCTTCGTGATGACCTGCTGCACCGCCGCGAGGCCGCCTGGGTTGCTACGATGACTCTCAATCTCCTGCGCCGATGGCGTGCGCCCCAAGTACTGCTGATACCACTGCGTCACCTGCCGCGCGAAGGCATCCTCAGCCGGAGCCGATGGCGCGGTGTAATTACCCTGTTCGGACCACGGATCGACGGTGCCGGCGTCTACCGTGCCAGGCTCGACCGCGTTGGTCGTGGCCGGCGATCCCCCGTAGGATTCGGGCGCGTTGTCGTCAAACCAGTTAGCCATGCTCGACTCCTACAGGCGCACCGCGCCGAGTTGTTCGTAGTGGCTGACCTGTGAGGCCGGCACGTCCTTGACCGACCCGTCAGGCGCTCGCATCTTGACCATCGCGTTCGAGCCAGCCGTCGCGGCCCCAGCCAGCGTGGACGGAATCGACGAGGACGTGTCTGCCGGCGTGTAGGGGATGGACGTGTACGGCACCGCAGACTTGGGTGCGGCCACCGCCATGTTCTCTGGCTTCAGCCCCATCAGGTTCGCCAGTGATCCGATGGACGCCTGCCCTGCACCCTGATACGGGGCCATCCCCGTCATCTTGTGCGCCCACTGGTTGTAGTCCATCAGGCGAGAGGCTTCGGACGTGTCGTATGACTGCCGACGCAAGAGTTCATTCTGTGCGCGGTCCTTCGCGTCCTGCTCGCGCATGAACTTCAACTGCTCGGCGGCCGTCTCGGCTTCGATCTTGGCGGCTTCGTTGGCGGCGGTGATCTGCTGTTCTGCGACCTTGGCCGACGCATCGGTGGTCTTTTTTGCGCCGTAGATACCTGCCGCTGCGGTGGCTCCGGCCCCCATCGCACCAACGATAAATGGAATGGCTGCTGCTGGCATCACTTACTCCTGAGCCGCGATCGGCTGGGCGACCGCGAACGCGAACTGTTGTCCTGGCACTTCCACCGCCCGTGCGTGCGTGAGAAACTGGACGACCTCTGGGCTCATCGCCGTCGTCCACACCGCCCGAAGCCCACACGCTTCCGCCTGTTTCCGCATCGTCACCAACAAGCGCCGGAGCACGCCCGCCTTGGCGCGATGCGACGGGGCGACCCAGAAGCCTTCAGCGTGGCCACACAGTACCAGCCCCCAACACGCGACAATCGCGCCGCCGTCGTCTTCCACCACCACCACCGTAGCGGGCGCTTTGGGATCAGACGACAGCGCCTCCAACTCGGTCCCCGCGAGCCGGTGCCACTCGTTCGGCGGCAACACGCGTGAGGTCATGGCAGTTGCTCCAACTCCACATCGAGCCGATACTGCGCCGCCGTCGCGCCCACGCTCGCGTACGACACGACGTAGTTGATCGTGGAGGCCGCATCGCACCGCACCGTGTAGTGCGCCTCGCTGACCGTCGCCGTTGTGTTCGAGGACACCGTGGCTCCGGTGCGCGTGCAAAGCACGCCGCCGTCCGTGTGCGTGATGTCCACCCGCAACGCGGCGCTGGTCGTCGCCGCCTGCGTCTGCCGCAGGTACACCGACACCCGATGCGTGCCCGCCGCCAGCGCCACCGTGGTCGGCACCGCCGTCGAGGCAATCGCGGCGGCCTGCGCCGTCAGCGTCACCCCGCCCACCTTCTTCGGCACCACGCTCGACAGGGTGGTGACGGTCGTGACCAGCGCCGACAACGTGCTTGAGATGGTGGCGACCGTGGCCGTCAGCGCCGTCAACGCGGCGTCGATCGTGTTCACCACGTCAAAGAGAAACGCAAACCAGCGCTCCCACGGCGGCGTGAGCTTCCCCACCATCGGTTCGGTCTGCACGAACTTCGGGGTCTGCACCACCACGTCACGCAACGGGGCAGGGGTGAGGGTCATCGCGTCCCCACCTCCATCGAGATCAACCGACACGGCACCGCATCGAACGACACCACCCGGAAGATGCGGTCACGGGACCGCCCACAGCGCCGCCACACGGCCGGCTCGCCGTACTGGCCGATGCCGCCGTACTCCACCCACCGCTCGGCACCCCAAGTGTGCCCGCCATCGTCGCTCCACTGGAGCATCAACTGGGGCGTGGCGAGCGAGGGGTCGATGGACCCGGAGTCCGCGTGGACGCGCACTTCCGGGTAGTCCAGATATTGATTGTCCGCGTACAGGTGCGGCCCTTGGCGCAAGCGCCTGAAGGCGGCCCCGCTGAAGTCCGTGGCGAGGTCGATCCGCTGCTCGAAGATGCCACCTGTCAGTCGGTCCCCCACGAGATTCTTGTCGAACGCGAAACAGTGGCACCGACCACGCCCAGATTCATACCGGCCCAGCAGTGTGTCCCACGGCCCGCGCTCGTGCCACAGCGTTGTGGTCGCATCGTAGACCCAAGTGGCCCGCTGCGTCGGGAAGTTCAACACGTAGAACGTGTGCCCGCCCTCCGCATACGACCACGCCACGGCATCGGAAATGGTGTTGTAGCCGCGCCAGGCGTCCTCGATGGCGTGGGTACTGATGCGCTGCGCGGTGAAGCCCGAGGCCCGCTTGACGACCCCTTGCCCCTCCGTGCTCGCCGTTAGCCAGATCCGCGTGTTGTCCACGAGAGCCACGGTCGAATACGGCGCCGCCGCGCCGTCCTGGATCAGCGACCCCTGCACATGCGCGAAGGGGAACGTGGCCCCGCTGTTGTACCAGGCTTCCGACGTGCGCGTGCCGATGAGATGAATCAGCCGGTCGGCCACGACCATCGCCACCCACGGGTCGGACGCGACGTTACGCTGCGCCACATCCAGCGCGCCCCATGTCGCCCCATCATTGAGATTGGAAATGCGAAGCGTGGACGTGGACGTGTCGAGCGCGAGGAAGTACCCGTCGAGATAGCCCCCGATGTCCGCATCGCCAGTCAGGACGGTGGAGAACGCATTAGTGGCGAGGACAAACAGATACCCGTTGCCGCCCGAGTAGACGAAGACCTGGCCGCCGTTGTCGCCGTTGGTCACGAGGTAGGCCGGGTTGCTGTCGCTCGCGACGGTGCCGCGCAGCGTCACCGTCCCCGATGAATCAACCTCGTAGAAGCCGGTTTCCCCCACGACAAACAGACGTGTCCGCACGAGCAACATGCCCCGCACCATGTCCTGCGGGATCCGCGCGAACAACCGCACGCCAGGACACGGGTACAGCACCGCCCTGGCCGTGCTGCTCGCCGCGTCCAAGATTTCGGGATACCAGTTGACCGTCCGCTCGGCTGAGGCGTCCGGACTCTGGCTCTCGTGCGATCCCCCGACAAAGGGCACATTCATTATTCGGTGCCAGCAAAGATATTCGCGTGCCCCCCGTGGTACAGCAACGCCGGGTCGGCCCGCAACAGGCGCGGACGCTCATTCTGGGTCTTCACATGCGTCATGGACTTGACCGCCATCTCCGCGATGATCGGGTCCAGTGGACGCTGGTACTCCGCGCACAACTCTTTCGCCAGGTTGTAGCGCAGCAGTTTGTCGTAGCCAGGCGGCAGCGCAATCGCGGTGTCCGCCGTCGAGAACGACGACACTGGTGTCGGCAGATCCAAGACCAGCGTGCGATCTGTGCTGGTCCCCACCGGGCAGAGGTAGATCGTGCCCAAGGGGTACGAGGCGTTGTAGTACAGGTCGGTCGGCCACGTCCCTGTCGTCGATCGCTGTGTGAGCGCCTGCCACTCCTGAAGGTTCAGGATCCGCAGCGGCACCTCAAGATCTGGGTCGGCCGCGGTGTCGCGCAGCAGCGCCGCTTCGATCCGGGCCGGCCACGGAGCCGTGATGTCGCCACCGCTCGCCCCGATGGTGTAACTGGCCTGCGACGCAACGAGGACTTTCGTGTACCGTGTCACGGCGTACATCGTCAGGCCCTGCGCGGTCCATTCCTCGACCATCGCGTTGAGCGTCAGGAGTCCGTCCGCGACTTCATCGCCGGTCGGCGTCTCGCCAGACCCGAGCGCCCCGATCATCTGCATCGACCGCTTGATGAGTTGCCGCACGGTCATATGGCGACCTTCCTGGGACGACCAGGGCCACGACGCACCACCACGGGTGGCACCTCAACTGGTAGAGTGATGGTTGGCTCTGACGCGACAGGCTCCGGCTCCACAATGGGCGGATCCGCTGTTTCCACCGTTTCCACTGCCGGCTCGGTCGGCCCAAGGTGCCCCCCGTCCGCACACGCCGCCAGTTGCTCGATGTGGTTCGCCACAATGCGCTGGTCGGCGCCGCGGTAGAGCATCCGAGGGAACGGCTGGTACTGATACGCCCTCGTCAGACTCCCGCCTGCGCCCGCTCCGCATCCGTGCGGAACTCGTCGGGCATGACTTCATCAGCGAACTTCGCGACTTCCGCCACCCACGCCGGGTCGGTCTTTTCGCGCAACGCCTGGGCCTCAGCAGGCGAGAGATCCTGCGTCAACCGCTTCGCGGAAAACGCCTCCGTCGCCGGCGCGTGCTTCGCCTTGATCGCCGCGAACTGCTCGATCCGCTTCTGGAACAACTCCGGCGTGTGCGTCTGATAGCCGTAGATCAACGCCGGTTCATGGCATAACGGCGACACCGCCGGGATGATGACCTGCACGCCGGTCCCCATCGCGATGCCGACCCACAGTTCGGCGTTGGGCCGCTGTTCCTGGTACTCGCTGTCGTGCTGGTAGTCGATGCCCCACAGCCCGAGATGCGTGACGCCCTCCAAGAGCGCCAGCGCGATCATCAGGGACGTGGTGGACGCCAACGGCACGCCGGGCCACTGTTGCTGAATCAGGCCCAACGGATAGCGCACCGAGGCTGGAACGTCCTCGTAGTGTTCCTGCATGTAGATGGGCGTAGGACACGACCTCAAGAACGCGAAGTAGTCCTTGAAGCCGTTTTTCCGCGCCATCATGAAGACGTTTTTCGGGTGGAGGTCGAACAGCCGATCCGCGCGCTGATGCGGGATCGCGTTCGCCACGCTGGCGTGCGCCCAGAACTCCCACGAGGGGTCTTGCCAGGGGGTACAGCGGAGACTCGCCGCTGCGCCCCCGAGCAGACCGACCTTCCGGGAATGTCCCGGGCCGACAGGGACCGGACGTGCCGCGACCGCTCGCGACACGCCCGGAATCAGTAGTGCTGCCACGAGGACAGCCCCCTTACGACGTGTACGGCGCGGACTCGGCCGGATCCACCCAGGGGTTGTTCAGGTAGCACGTCCCGACGCCGCCGCCCAGCCCGGGCGAGGTCGCCGTGGACGGAGCCGTCGTGCAGGACACGCCGCGCACGAGCGGGGTCGCCGTCGAGGTCGGCCAGTCCAGCGTGCCGGTGCCGGCCGCCAACTGGATCGCCGTGGTCACGTCCGAGGTGAGGTTGCAGGACGCGAACGAGCCCACCACCAGCACCCAGAACAGCTTGTCCGAGGCGCTGACCGCCTCCACCACGACACCGACTCGGCCCTTGGAGGTCGCCGCAAGCTGTGAGGCCGCTCCGTCCGGGGTGATGACCACCCACTCGCCAAGGATGTACGCCGCCGCGCTGTCGCAGAGGATGTACTCGTAGCCGGTGGCCGGATCGACCCACTTCGATCCGATCGGGAGCTTCGGCGTGCCAAGGGCACCGCCGGAGTACCCGGCGATCTCGATGCCGTCCTTGGTGTTCGGGCCGAACGCGGAGGCCGCGCCCATCGACACGGTGGCCGCATTGGCGTGCGCGACGGCCTGCGTGCCCTTCATGCCGCGCTTGACGCTGTGGACGTGGTTGGTCGTGTCCACGGCCGTCAATTCCAGCACTTCGTTGCCGATCGCGAGGAACTTGCCCACCGCGAAGCCTGTGGAGGCCGCGGTGGAGATCGTGACCGCCGAGGCGTCGAGCGCCGCGGCGAGGGTCGTCTGATACGGAGTTGCGGGATGCGTTGTCATCTGTCTGTCCTTTCAATCGTTCCACTGGGAACGGGGCGGTTCCGCGGGCCGACGCGCCTGCGCCAGTCCCGCGAACCCACTCAGTCAGTCGCTAGCCCTGCACGCGGCAACACCATTCGGGGCGGAGCGAGTCCAGCCCGTACAGGAGGTCAATGCGGCACGGGAACTGGTCCGTGTTGATGTCGCCGTCGCGCCAGATCCGCATCGAGATCCCCAGATCCGGGTCGCTGATGCGCGAGGCCATGTCGGCGCCACGCGGAAGCGGCAGATCCACGAACGCCGCCGTGAACGCCTTGGGGTGGAACGCCAGGCCGGTCGGGCTCACCTTACCGGCGTAGGTCGAGACGGCCGCGAACGTCAGAATCGCGGCATCGTCAGCCGGGGCCGCTGTCACGGTCTGCGTCGGGCCGGAGATGACGATCGACGGGCTGATCGGGATCGTTGCGTTGCCCGATCCGTCCGAGGCCACGTCCGCCGTCACGACGAACTGCTGGAGAACGCCCGTGCTCTGGAAGGTGATCGGATGCACCATGTAGACGCCCGCGAACGTGATGCAGTCGCCCTTCTTGAGACGGGTCAAGATGGCCGCTGCCCAGCCGTCCGTGATGACGCTGGCGCCGGTCTGGTTCGCACCATTGACCAGTGGGGTCGTCAGGAGCGTGCCGACCGTGTGGGCCGCCAGGTTGTCGTCCTCGCGCCAGTTGAAGCCCAACACGCGGTTGCCGACCGCGCCCGACTTGAACTGGCTCTCGATGGCGTTCGACCCGTGGAACAGCCCCTTCATCGCATCGACGGCGTTCGCCATCATGTCGGACGTGACCACCATCCGGCGCTTACCCTCGTCGGGGGCGCCGTTCAGGTTGAGCTTGGTCCGCGCGCCCGAGTAGGTCAGCGAGGCCGTGGGGATGGTCCCCGGCGCGCCGACGAAGTTCCAGATTTTCGAGTAGAGCGCGGCCACGCGGCCGTCGAACTTGCCCGCCAGGGCCGCCATCGCCGGCTTCACGTAGCGTTCCGAGAACGCATCGATCGACAGCGAGAGGTCGGCGCTGGAGAACTGGAAATCGACGTGATCCTGGTACTGGATCGTCAGAGGCGAGCTTTCCTCCAGCACGTCCTGGAGATTGAGCGCCTGCCCCGTGGTGACGGTCGGGCGCCAGGGCTTCCGCACGTTGACCGTCGCGCCGGCCTTCGCGCCACTCTGCGCGAACTCCGACTTGTACTGCATGTCGATGCCGTCCGCGAGCCCGAGGCTCTGAACGAACGTCCGCATCGCTTCTTTGGCGATGATGGACGAATTGATGATCGTGTTCATGTCCTACCTACCAACGCCGTGCGCGACTCGCTTCTTCCTCGTTCCGACGCCGGATGTATTCCTTGATCGGGAGGTCGTCGAG